TTCTTAATAAAGTATTTGGACAGGATATATTTCCACAATATGGAATAGGTGAAAACACCGTTAGTATCCCTCGAAGTATTATTATTGAGAGATTTGGATCAATGTCAAATTTTAGACAAATGGTTCAAAAAGATGGAAACAATAACAACGTGCCACCTAGTCAAGGTATAATGACTAGCCCACAAACTACATAGTTTTAAGCTACCCTTATCCATAAGGCACTTAACCTAAGAGGTAAAAATAATGGAAGAAGAAAAAAAAGTTTCTCAAGAAACTAAAGTTAAATTACAAGAAGCAAATCCTTACAGTAAAATTAAAGAAACTAATGATGCTGAAACTGAGGCTTTTGCAAAAGGTGAATTAACAAAGTTTCACAGAGAACAAAGAGAAAAAAAGGCAACCGCAGCAACCGAACAGACGGACACCGATGCATCTGAAGAGACTGCAGAAAAATCAGAAACAAAGGCTACTCCTATCGCTGAACGCCCTGCTAAAGCTGAAGATCGTGTTTTTAAGAAACGTTATGACGATTTGAAAAAACACTATGATTCTACACTTAATAAACACAAGGACGAAGTTAGAACCTTACGTACTCAATTAGAATCTAGTACAAAACAATTTGTGCCACCTAAATCTAAAAGTGAATTAGAGGCATGGAGAAAAGAGTACCCTGATGTTTATGAAATGGTTGAAACCATTGCAATGAACAAAGCAACTACTCGAACTGCAGAACTTGAAGATAAATATAAAAATCTTCAAAACCAGCAAGAACAAATTGCAAAAGAAAAAGCAGAAGTAGAACTTTTAAAATTGCATCCTGATTTTAGTGAAATTAGATCACAAGAGAAATTTCATGAATGGGCTGCAAATCAAGATCCTACTATTCAAGGTTGGTTGTATGAAAATACATCTAATGCTACGTTAGCTGCTAGAGCTATTGATCTATACAAAATGGACAGTGGTCAAAGCAAACTAACTAAAAAAGAAGAAAAGGATGTTAAAAAAGAAGCTGCTAAAGCAATTTCTAAGACTAGAAAAAATGTTGAATCTGAAATTCCTAAAAAGAAAATTTGGACAGCTAGTGAGATTTCTAAATTGAAACCTCATGAATTTGAGAAGTTTGAGAAAGAAATAGACCTTGCTCGTTTAGAAGGTAGGATTGAACAAAGATAAACAATCTAACTAAACAATAAGGAGAAGCATTATGGCTTTTACAAACTCTGCGGGATATCAAAACCTTGCACAAGGTAATTTTACTCCGCAAATATTTAGTCAGAAAGTTCAAAAATTCTTCAGAAGAGCATCAGTGGTAGAAGATATTACTAACACTGATTACGCTGGAGAAATTGAAAATTTTGGCGATACAGTAAAAATAATAAAAGAGCCAACAATCACAGTCAGAGATTATGCTAGAGGTCAAACAGTTGATACACAAATATTAGCAGATGACCAAATAACTATGACAGTTGATCAAGGTTCTTACTTTGCTTTTAAAGTTGATGACATTGAAGAAAGACAATCTCATGTAAACTTTGAAGCTCTTGCAACCTCTTCAGGTGCATATTCATTAAAGAAAAACTACGATTACAATGTATTGAAGTTTATTTACGACAATGCTAGTGATGGTACTGGTTCAGGAACTGATGGTTCACCAATCGATGGTGACGCAGCAGTAGACACTTTAGCAAATTTAGTGTCAACAGCTAAAAAGAACTTGGACAAAAATGATGTGCCAGAAGAAAATAGATGGCTAGTTGCTCCACCTGAATTCTTTGAACAATTAAGAAAAGCAGGCGGAAAACTATCTGACCAATCAGTAATGAACGATGGTGGTGCATCACAAATCAGAAATGGTAAAGTAACAGACAGACCATTATTTGGTTTTAACATGTATTCATCAAACGCAATTGCTGTTTCAAGTGGTTCTGCTGCAAGTCATACTTTTGGATCTTCTGGATCTAACGAGTATGCTTACATATACGGCCACATGTCAGGAGTTGCAACTGTAAATCACATTGCAAAAACTGAATTAATCAGAGACCCTGATTCATTCGCAGACGTTGTCAGAGGACTACACGTTTTTGGAAGAAAAATTCTAAGAAGCGATGCAGTTCTAAGAGGCGTTATAACAATAGGTTAATTAGGAGGATTATAGAATACTATGGCAACTTATAATAAAACAGGTGCTGGTGGGACTACTGGACATCCGTCTAATGGTAGAACACCTTACTTAGTAGAAAATACAATTGATATATCAGCAATTAATAGTAGCTCAGGAACAGCAAACGGAGACGTAGTCAACGCTTTGGACATTCCTGCAGAAACTTTAATCATGGAAGCTGGAATCGAGGTAATCACAGCATTATCTAGTTCAGCAACTATGGACTTAGGTATCACTGGTGGAGACGTTGACAGATATGTTGATGGCGACACTAATGCTACTGGTTATGCAACACTTACAGCTACAGCTAGAGTTGTAGTTGCAACTGCAGATACTTTAGATATATTAACAGCTGGAGCAGATTCAAGTGCGGGTAAAGTTCGTGTTTGGGCTGTCCTATGTGATGTATCAGGTATTGATGAAACTGATAGAAACTAATAAATAAAAATTAAGGGG